CTACCATCTCAGCTATCATGTTAATGAAAGACTGCAATAAGTCCACAAAGGCATCTTTAAGGCTCTTCTGTCCAGAAATAACACTGGTAAAGAAGTCACTAAAAGTTCCTTCCACGTCCCTAATAGAGCCAAGGAAACTTTCCTTAAAAGTAGTATTGGCATCTTTCCAAAGCTTTTCATATTCATCCGCAAAGTTCTGAGCATTTTCCAGTCTAAGGTTATTATTAGCATCCTCAGTGCTTAAAAGTCCACTCAGCTTGCCAATGTCTCCCTCATTCTTAGCTTTGTCCAGATCATCCAGGTATTTCTGCCTGTCATAGTTCAAAGCCTTTATCTTTTCCTGGGTTTCTTCCTCAATAAGGGTACGTTCCTTGGCTACTTGCTTAGCAAAAGATACCCTGCCACCTTCTATGGTTTCAAATTCCAGTCCGGATTCCTTCCAGGCATTTCTCATTACTTCCTGCTCACTGGCTGTGCTTTTCGCATAATCCAAAGCCAAATCCCTGTAGGAACGCTCCATATCAGTAATGCTCTTGGTACATCCCTGCTTGGTTTCTACAAATTCTTTTCTGACACCGGTCAAATCAATAAGTCCCATACGATTAGAAACATTTCTTGCCAAATCACCGGCCTTATCCTTAATGGAATTAACCGTGCTTTCCCAGTCAAGAGCTTTTTTCTTTAAATCAGCTGCGCTTGCCTTTTCACTGACACTGCCCTTGGTATAAAGATTGCTGGTAGCTATATAGCCAGTGATATCATCACCAAACATCTCCTGAGGTGTAAGGTCTGATTCCCATACACCATCATGGCTCTTGCCATTTTGGATAACACCGCCCTTTTCTGTAACCATGGCCGCATGCATCCTAGGGTTCCAGTTACCGTTAGCATCATAACCGCCCACCAGGATAATATCGCCGGCTTTAGGCTGATAAGAAGTATCTCTATCCAGGCCTTCTTTCTTGGCTACCGCATAGGCATCATCCACATTGATAAGTCCTTCAAAAGGTGTACCTTCCATGGCCATACCAATGGTCCTCATGCAGTTGGTACCATCGGCAGCGTAAAAGGCAATCTTGCCCTGCAGGTTACGCATGTTATCTACAGCCTGCTTGCCGTATTCAGTTGTCTTGGCAATTTTGGCAACATCCTTCTTAATGTCACCTAAGTCCTGGGTAGCAGCAGTATTCTCAGCATCCTCGCTGTTCCTGCCAGGCAGGCCTTTGTAATCTAGGTCAATATTATTAGTTTCCTTAAAATTCTTGATTTTATCCAAAGTACCGCTTAAGGCTTTCCTGGTATTTTCCCAGGCCTTATCCATGCCCATGCTGTCGGCAGAATTCTTTAAGGCTGCGGCATTCATGTCATCAGTAGCAAGCTTAATATTCTCACTGACAGCCTGCGTCCAGTTCTTGACCGTATCTTCCATACCAAAAAAGTTAAGAATGGGTGCCAGATACTTTAGGGCTGTGCTGGCAAAATTCCACAGCTGCCCTAAAATGGCATTGCCTATAGTAGCCGTCTTTGACTTTATGCTTTCCCAGGTATAAAACCAGAGCTCACCCAGTTCCTTGGTCGCTACCATTACTACGGCAAACGCAGCACCTATAACTGCAGCCACAGCAAGAACCGGTAAGGAAACACCAGCTATAGCTACAATAGCAGCCAGGGCATGGGCAGCCAATGCAATAAGTGCAGGTACGGCAATACCCATAATCACACCACCAAAAGCACCAATAGCTACTATTAGTTCAGGAGGAATCATGGTCTTTAATGTTTCGCTAATGCCATAGTTCTTAATGGAAACTGCAAAAACACGTACAGCTTCATTAAGCTCTGCCATCCTAGTATCCAATCCTGTAGAAATAGTCAGTTCCTTGCCTATGGCTTTCATAGCATAGGTAACGTTATATTTCATGGTACCGAGCATACCACTCATGGATTTTTCAATATTATCCATGCCACCGGCAAAGTCCGTCTGCATGCCTTGCATAAGAGCGCTTACAGCAGCCTTGCCACTTACGGTACCTGCTTTTACCTGGTCCATAGCACTTGCCACATCCGTACCCAAATAATCAGCCAGATACCTATAGGCATCTACCTGTTGATTAATGAGCTGTTTCATATCACGAGAAGTTACTTTCCCCGTCATGCTCATGCGTCCTATTGCTTCTGTCATGGCATCAATACCGGCCTGCCCGCTACCTGTCATGGCAGCAGCATTACCTAGGTTATTTAAGACAGCTACCACATCTTCGGCTGCTACACCGTAGGCAAGCAGCTTTTTACTGGCGTTTTCCATATCCTCAAAGTCAAAAGGAACATTAGTCGCCCAATCAGCCAGGTCAGCAAGTGTCTTTTTAGCTTTGTCGGCATTACCTATAAGACTGGTGAAGGTACGTTCCACTTCCTGCTCATGATCAGCCATAGCAATACAGGCAGCTCCAAAAGCACCTAAGGCAGAGGCCGCTGCAGCCAGGCCTTTAGCAAAAGTCTTAGACATTTTCATGGTTTTTACCCCGAAAACGCTATTCATATTCTTTTCCACGTTGGCTATATTCTTGGAGAAATTCTCAATATCTGCCTTAACAAATACGGTCATGGTCTTGCTATCGCTCATTTACCTTCACCTCCCATCTTATTTTTAAGGTAATGCAATTCATCTTCCTGTTCTTCCTTACTCTTTACTACTTCCGGTTTCTTGTACGGATCGAAGCCCAGAATATCCTGTACGGCTATACTTTTCTTAAGATTACAGCCACAGGCGTTGATAATAATAGTGGCCAGCTCGGCATCGCGGATAAACTCCGCCTTGCCAATGCTGCGTTTGTATTCCAATGCTTCTTTAAATTCCCGGACAGTAAGCTTGCCAAGCTCCCACGGTTTCAGTTTAAGTTCTACTATCGCTAATTTAAGAATTGAACCTACAAATTCTGTGCAGGAGCTTGTTCCTTTTCCCCCGTATCTTCATCAGGCTCCTCTTGGGCTTGCCTTAAGATGCCGGCTTCTACCAAGGCTTCATTTATTTTGCCGGAAACATCCCCCAAGGTACCGCCTTTTTGCAGAAACTCCTGTAAGAGTATACCGGTTCGGTCTAAAGTAAGACCTTTTTCCTTATGCTTTAACCCGCCCCAAAGCAAGGCACGGATTAAAGAAAAACCAAAATAGGCCGGATTGGCCAGCATGGCAATCAGGCTCTTACCTCCAAATACCTCCTCTACTGCCGTTACGGCATTAATGTCATAACGCAGAGAACGTTCTTTCCCATCCAAATTGATGTATATCATCATCTATTAACCTCCTACCGTTGTTGCTTCAGTTCTTACCGGCTTACCAATACCGGATAATGTAAGTGTATAAGTTGCAACATCATTATGCGGACTGGATTCACTTAAGTCTGTGATAGTAGCCTTGCCTGTCCAGAAAGAACCATCCTGTCTGGCATACTTCACGTCCACAGGCTTTCTGTTCATATAGCATTCGTCCAGCTTTGCATAAGCGGCATCACCTTCCAGGACTAAGGCATCTGCATCAATGCCCCAGCTTCTAAGGCCCGGAATAGTATCCTTCCAGCCTTCACTGGTCTTAGAGCTGGCATCAATCTCATCTGCTTGTCTTTTAAAAGTGGCGCTGCGTTGGCCACCTAAAACTTCATATTTAGGTGCTTCGTCAGTACCGGTATTTACTGAAATCAAAAAATCTACGCCATCTACTGGTGTACTCATATTCTTTCTCCTCCTTCTTTGTTTTAGGACCAATAGGTCCAAGGTCGTAGTGCTAAGACTTTAGACTTAGGTCTAAGGATGTATATACGACCTTAGGTCTACAACTAAAGTCGTATATGCAGCCACTCACTAGGTCCAAGGTCTTACTAAGCACTATCTTTCTTGTATATTTTGAGCTTTATGTTAATCGTTCCCTGCCTATATTCCTCTACACGTTCTACTTTTACTAGGTCTAAAGACTGAGTGATGACTTTCAGGCTAGGTCCTAAGTCGTAGTCGGTATCGGTAAAAGCAGCACGGATTCTCTCCGTTATGTTGTTTATTTCCTTATCACCCTTATAGTCTGAATAAATAAGCACTCCCGCTGATACTTCAAAACCTTTGGTGGTCTTGGAGTCCCAGGGAGTGCTTTCTACTTCTGCCAGTACTACATAGGGTTTCTTCTTGTTCTCCGGTACGCTGTCAAAAACCTGGCAGCCGGAGCAAGCTACAAGTTTATTAAAAATAGCCTTATTAACTTCCAGCAGCATTACTTATCCACCACCTCCCCTATTTTCTTCATGATATCTTCTTGTACTTCCGGCAGCACTTCTTCCCGGCTCTCTTTCATAAAGTGTTTAGGCTTTATGCCCTTTTTAGTACCATACTCATGAAAATGGGCAATGTAGGAATAGGGTTTAACGAAGTAACCTACACCACCCTTTTTCATCTTCTTAACCTTGATACTTTTTCTTAATCTGCCGGTATCCTTCGGAGCCTTTTTCTTGGCCGCCTTCTGAATCTTTCTGGCACCTTCCTTAGTACTCTTATCTAAAACATCACTCATGGCCAAGCGTACCGTCTTTATTCTTCCTAAAGTTTTAGTAAGGCCTTCTACGGTAAGTGTAGTATTAGGCATCTTGTGGCACCTCCCTGGCAATAAGCTTCAAGTAACTATTTTTCTCCATGATATTAACCGCAGGCGCTATCTGCTCAAACTCCCTAGTGCCGATATATAATCTATCGGTAAAAAGCACGTCCCTCCGGTACCTCATGGTTATTTCATAATCAGAAATGGTCATAACTTCTTCAGCATCCAGTTCCTTGCTGACCGTCTTATTTACCAGCTTGGCCCACACCTTGGCATACTCCACATAGTTTTCAGCATAACCTCCTGCTTCATCCTCTGTTTTAGCCAGGTGCTTAAGGGTTACCCTACTGTTTAACTGTCCTGGATTCATCCTACCACTCTGCCTTTCTGTAAGGTCTTAGCAAGGTATAAACCACTTCCGGCACATCCTCGCCACTGCGTTCTTCATAGAAGTGAGTGACAAGAATCAGAACAGCCTGCTTAATGGGAGGTTCCATTAATTCTTCAGTAAGTTCATACCGGAGGATGTCTTCACAGCAGTCCTGGGCCAGGATAATAAGAGAGGAGATGAGGTTGTCTTCCTCATCCCCATCTATCCTTAAATATGCCTTGGCCTCTTCTACCGTTATCAGCTTGTCACTCATCTAGTCCCTCCTAGGCTTGCAGTTTAAGAATTTGCACTGCTTCCGGCAGAATAAGCTTGCCATCTACACGTTCCTTAACTACATAACCAATCATGCCATTACCGGCAAAGAGCTCACGCAGTTCCTGTATAGATCTAACACCGCGATCACCAATAGTGTAGTAGCTATAGTCACCAAAAGAAATCGCAGTCTTAGGTGCATAGGTAGAAGTATAAACTTCATACCCTAAAAGCTTATCCGGCTCACCTGCCTGGTAGGAAGGCTGCCACATATATGCACCATTGTTATCCTTTAACTTACGCAAAGACAACAAAGTCTGGTCGTTTAAAATAAACTTTGCAGTTCTACGATAAGGTCTCCTTAAGGCATAAATTAGATCTAAAACATCATCGGACTTAATAGCCGCAGTCAAAGTATTAGCTACGGTACCACCACCTGTTTCAGCAAAGACACCTAGTGGTTTTCCTTTACCATCACCATTTAAGAAAGCATCCTCTTCTGCGTTTGCAATAGCTTTACCGGACTCAGTAATGATATAGTTCTCTAAGTCAAAAACATTATCATATAATAGTTCCTCGGTAATCTTAATAGCTACATGGAGCTTGTGAGCATCCAGTAAGGTCTGTCCAAAGGTAGCATCACTAAACACTAAAGCGCCACCTTCTTCAATCCAAGCTGCAGCCGGCTTAGTAGCTGCGATGTTAATCTTGCGTTCAGCAGAAGTAGCAATTTTACGTGCTAAAGTACGCATAATATTATCTTGCTCTAGCGCTGTTACAAGTTTCTCATCATATTCCTCAGGTACCAGATACCCGCCATCGGCATCAACGCCTTCTTGCAACAGATTAGATACCTGTTTGAAGTTGGAACGCATAGCCTTCAGTAAGTCCTGGGCATAACCTTTTCTGGCACGAG